GTAACTGCGTCGCCAACGGAGAAAGAGGACAGCCCAGTCGTATCAGTCAGCGTCAACTTAGTAACAGGTGCTGAAGCAAGAATGTACTTGCCATTGATCTTCATACCATGAAGCACTGCCCCGAAGGCGCCAATGGAAGCGCCTGGCCTAGATTGAATCTTGAATGTATTCAGCACCCCACCAGCGACGGGTACTGTGTACCATTGCCAGCTAACTAAGGCTGGAGTCACCTGAGAGGTAACGTCAGCGCCGTTGACGAACACAAGGAAGTTAGCGTCAGAACCGCCATTACCTCCCTTAAATGAAAAGACGCCGGTTGTTCCTAAGTGGATGGGGTGACCACCCTTTTGCGGGTCAAACAGAATTGCCTCGCTTCCTCCGTTCGGTAGAACATAGGCAAACTTGGCGTCATCGCCATCAAAGGCGTTCATCAATGGGCGGGCAGGATCCCAACTTCCATTCTGTGCAGTAAGGTCTGCGCTGTAATCAGGGGTAGTCAGTGTCTCAACCTTTGTGATAGCACTACTCACCGCCTGTGTCGTCTGCCCCGCCCCATTGGCAGGGGTAAGCAGTCGTGGCTTGTTGACCTCCACCTGGCTCGCCTTCCAGTCCGCGAAGCTGCATTTGTAGTCAACTCCTGCGCGATTGATCAGCAGCAGGTCGGTGTCTTGAACGGTGCTCATGTCAGCAGGGGCAGAGTGCAGCGTGGTGGCGCGTTGAACCAGCACCTTGTCGGTGGGTTGAACCGTGCTCATGGCAATGCAGGCAGCAGGGCGATGTTCTTGGCCAGGTAGCCGTCATGCAGCGCCTTTGGCGTGACGGCCTTGGCGGTGTCGGTGCCGGTCTTGGCCTCGGCGCTGGTGGCCAGCTGGACAATGCCCTTGACCGTCGTCGAGGCATCGGCAATGACGGGCACATTGGCCTTCAGCTGAGCGGCATCCACCACCCGGCCGGCCGTTCCAGCGGTGATGGCAGCGGCGTCCGCCAGTTGCACGGCGCCCTGCGCTGCCGTTGTGGCAGCCGGCAGTAGTGCCGGGGCCAGTAGATCACCGGGTGTCTTGGCGCTGAGGGTGGTGCCGGTGCGGCTGAGCAGGTTGGCGGCCTGCACGAACGCCGTGGTGGCCAGCTGGGTGGTGCTGGTGCCCGCTGCAGCTGTCGGGCCCGCAGGGGTGCCAGTGAAGGTTGGGCTGTCGAGGCCCGCCAGGCTGTGCCAGGTCGTGCCGTCGTAGACCTTGATCACCGGCACGGCGGCACTGGTGTCAGTCCAGAGCGTGCCTTTGGTCGGTGCGGTTGGAGCGGCAGGCCCGGCGGAGCCCGCCAGGGCGGCGATGGCGGCCTTGACTCCGGCGGAGGTGACCGCCTTGGCGGTGTCCGCCCCAGCCGCAGCCTCCGCCGCCGTGGCCAGCTGCACCACACCCTTGGCTGTGGCGGTGGCGTCATCGCCGCTGAGCACGGGAGCCGTGGCGGTGCCGCCCACTGTGATGCCGGTGCCTGCTGTTGCCGTGACGCCGGTGACGCCGGTGGTGGCGCCCACCCCCGCGCCGGCCCACTCGGTCCCGTCCCACACCAGCAGCTCATGGAGCAGCACCGTGCGGGGGGTCAGGCCGGTCCAGCTGGCGGCAGCGGTGCCGGTCTTGTTGGCGATCCAGACATCACCGACAGCTGGTGTGGCCGGGGCGGCGGCGGTCGGATCGGCGGTGCCCTTGTAGGCCAGCGCGGCGGGGAAGGTGATGTTCATCACCCCGTCGCTGGCGATCGTGTAGCCCGTGCCCTTCTTGATGCCGCCCAGCACGGTGGTGCTCGCCACCGGCAGCGTGTAGGCCGCCGGGATGGTGGGCTTGTTCTTGATGAAAGCGTCGCTGGTGTTGTCCGCCTCGTTCCAATCGACCTGGACGTTGACCTCGGCGCCAGCAGCAATGCCGTCGAGTTTGGTCTTGTCCGCTGCGCTCATCGCACCAGCAGTGGCCGTGGTGGCGTCGCTGATGCCGATCGCCCGCGTCGCACCAGTGCCGCTGGTGGTGATCGGAGCCGTGCCGGTGATGCCGGTGATGCCGCCGCCTGTTGCCGTGGCGATGGCGTCATTCACCACCTTCAGCTGAGCAGGGGTTACCGCCAGATTCGTTGCAGTGCCGGTGGTCGCCTCCGTGTTGGTGGCGATACGAATCACACCTTTGACGGTGCTGGTGGCATCAGGCGTGGTGGCCGCCGCCACCGCATTGATGTGATCCCACTTGGCGCCATCCCACAGGATCCAGTCACCAGCAGCCACGGTCACACCCGCTGCTCCGGTGAAGCTGGCATCAGCGGTGCCGGCCTTGCTCACCACGTAGAGGCCGTCCACCTTGGGGGTTGCGGGCGCGGCCACCGTGACATCGAGCGCACCGGCGTAGGTGATCGCCCCAGTCACTGAAGCGCTCAGCGTGCCATCCGCCGCCACCGACAGGTTGGTGCCGACCCTGATGCCGCCCAGCGTTGTGGTGGTGGCAGCTGGCAGCGTGTAGGCGCCGGCCTTGACGGCATCGTTGGTGGTCTTCAGGAGGTCGGCCGTCACCACCCGATCGCTGGTGCCAGCAGTCACATCTGCGGCGGTGGCCAGCTGCGCAATGCCGTGGGCGCTGGTGGTGGCGTTGGGCACCACCGAATCCACAGCGGCCCAAGCTGTGCCGCTGTAGACCTTCAGCACCGGAACGGCGCCGGAAACATCTACCCACAGGTCGCCTTTGACCGCGCTGGTGGGCTGCACCGTGCTCGCTGGGGCGCCGCTGCTGCCGGCCACCAGCCAGGTGGTGCCGTCGTAGATCTTCAGCGTCGGCGACGCCGGGCGAGTGGTGTCGAGCCACAGCGCTCCAGCCGTCGGTGCTGCTGGTGCGGTGTTGTTCTGCGTGACACCAGTAATGCGGCGAACTGCACCAGCCGAGTCCTTGATCGTCAGGAAGGGGTCGGCCGCGTTGAAGTTGACCGCGATCTGGCCTTCTTCCAGCTGCGCAGGCGTTGGCTGCTTGCCCGCTACAGAGCTGCGTAAGTGTTTGTGATAAGCCACGGCTATCTAGCCAAGGACGCGCCTATGTAGGCGTGAACCCAGCTTAGTTAGGGGCTAGGCGTAAGTACCTGCGTCGGTGAAGGCGACATTCACCCACTGGCCAGCGGCGGTGAAGTGCAGGACATCACCGGGCTTGGGGTTGGTGAGCGTCACATCCAGCAGGCCGTCGAGGTGATCGGTGCCGCCACCGGCTCCACCGCCACCACCGGCGCCGCTCAGGGTGTCGATCCGAACCCAGCCGCCCGTGGTGCCCTGGCAGAGCAGCCAGTCACCGGCGTCAAAGGTGGCGCCGCCGGCGATCGAAGCGCTGGTGCCGCCGGTTGAGGCGACGAAGTAGCAGCCGGCGTGTTTGTCGTCGGCCGCTGGGATGGTGTCGCCAACCTTGAAGCCGTCGGCGGTGCCGAATTGGGTGACGCCGTTGATGACGCCGGTGCCGGGGTTGTAGGTGCCGCAGTAACGCAGGTTGCGGTTGAACAGGGTGCTGGCCCCTGTCTTCATCCAGCTGTTGCCGTTCCAGATCGAGACCTGGCCGGTGCTCTCCTGCAGCCAGGTCATGCCGATCGGGTGGCTGCCGATACCGGCAGAGGGCACTGACTCCTGGATCAGCGCTAGGGCGTAGTCCGCCAGCTTGTCGGCGGTGACGCTGTGATCGGCCAGCAGCGAGATGGGCAGCGTGCCGCTGGTGATCTTGGCGGCGTCGAGGCTGGGGATGTCGCTGGCGGTCAGCTGCGCCCCGGCGGTGATGTGGCCGGTGGCGTTGACGGTGAGTTTGGTGTAGGTGCCACCGCCCGCGATCTTGATGGCGTGGTCGAGCGTGCCAGCCGCTGTCACGGTCAGGTCGCTGCCGGGCATCACCACACCAACCGTGGAGGTGGTGGCGATCGGTAGGTCGGTCGCCTGCACCCGGCGAGCGCCGATCACCAGGCCCTTGGCGTTGACATCGACCAGGCCGTAGATACCGGCGCTGGCGGTGATGTCGTTGTCGATCTCCAGGCGGCTGCCGGTGACGCGCAGACCGTTGCCCGAGACCTCGATGGCACCCTTGGCGGTGGCACTGGCCGTGGGCAGGTCGGTGCCAACGATCGTGCGGTAGTCAGCGACGCCACCGGCACCGGAGGGGCCCGCCAGGAACTGCGCAGCGGCGCTGGTGGGGTTTAAGCGGGCGCTGAGCGTGACGCTATCGCCAGACGCCGCCCCGGCCAGGGCGACAGGACCGACGGCGTTGTCGTAGGCCAGCGTGTTGATCGAGCCCGCAGCCTTCAGGGCCTGCCAGACGCTGCCATCCCAGATCCGCAGCGTGTCGCCGGTGCTGTTGAAACTCAGCTGGCCAATAAAGGCGCCGGTGGCTGGTGTGGTCGCTGCGACGACAGCGCTGCTCTGGTCGTCGAGCTTGGCGGCGCTGACCGCCTTGTTCGCCAGCAGTGCTGCGGTGATCGAGCCCGGCGTGATGATGAGGTTGACCGCTGTGCTGGGGATGCTGTTAGCGGGGAACAGTGCGCCCAAACCCGCAGCAAGATCGGCGGCGGAGATTTGCTTCGTTTCGCTGGCGCTCAGATCCGCAACAGGGAATGGGTCGGTGCCCTGCAGCAAGGTGCCTGCCAGCGGTGGCAGGGCGGAAATCTGGAGATCAGCCACGCCAGCCTGGAACTACGCCTACCTCAGCCTAATCGTCCTCCAGCAGCAGCTTCTCGCCGCTCTCCAGCAGCAGGAAGTCGGTGTTCTCTTGCAGCAGGAACGCCGGTGGTGTGCCCATCTTCAAGGCCACCGGGCCGCTGGTGACGAACTCGACGCTGGTGCGGATTGGCTGGGAAGGCTCGAAGTTGAACGCCACGTTGGTGACGATGCAGATCGGGCACTCCCACCACACCGATTCGGTGCGGTTGATGTGGATGTAGAAGCGCCCCTCGAAGTTGGCCCCGAGTTGCGTGCGAAGCACCAGCTGCGCGAAGTAGTGGGGCAGCTCGGCGTTGGGGCTGCAGGCGTTGTCGCAGGGCCGGCGCTCGAACTCCCACAGGCAGTTGAGGCTGCCCTGGCCGCTGATCAGGCCCGAGGCGTACTGATGGCGGTGCTGGTCGCCCAGCGAGGTGAGATCCACCGCCTCGCGGCTGGTGGTGAACTGGTAGTTGGTGATGCGTGCCAGGGGTTGGAACGCCCGGCTGCGCGTGCGGACCTCGATGGGTTTGCTGGTTGTGGGGGCTGCCAGCGCAAGTGCGCGGGCTGGGTCGCCGTTGATCGCTTCGCTGAAGCTGCGGTAGAGGCGTACGCCACCCACATCGTCGATGTGGATGAAGCCCAGCCAGTCGGGGCCGGTGTGGCCCAGCACCAGCTCCAGCTCGCTGCCGTCTTCGGTGCGGATCTCTGTCTGATCGCCGGTGATCAGCGCCGATGGGTCGAAGTCAAACGAGAAGCGGCGGCGATCGACATTCACATCCGCTGCGTCGAGCACCGAAACCAACGGCACATTCATGCTGCTGCGCCGCAGCTCGATGTACCCCTCGCTGCCCAGGTAGACGCCCATCAGAGGTTGACCTCAGTGGGTGCGCCGTTCAGCTCGAAGGCGATTGCGGCCGACAGGATGCTGCCGACTGCCATCGCCATCGACGCACTGGTGATCACCGCTTCGCCGGTTAGGTAGCGGCCGGCTGTGGTGCCGTCCGCCACGCGCAGCTTCAGAACAACCGTCTCGGGCGCACCAGCCACGCCAGGCCCTTCGCCTGCGATGCGGGCCTTGATCACCTTGCTCAGCATCGTGCTGGCGTCGCCTTTGGTGCCGGTGTTCTCCTCGTAATAGAAGAGGGTGCAGTTGCCGGTGGTGCTGCGGATGCCGGGCGTGACCGTGCGGTCGGTGTCACCCAGCGATGTCGTGTCGAGCGTGGCGACGCTGGTGGAGAGCTCCCAGCCCTGCACCCGCGCAGCTTTCTTGCCGTCAATCCACAGCTCGCCCTGTTGGCCGCTGAAATACGCCATCAGACCGTTGCCGCGACAAGCTCCACAGTCACTGTAGAGATGCCGGGATAGACGGAAGTCACATCAGGTTCGCTGGCATAACGCCAGTGCGAGCCCCACTCCGAAGCACCGAGCCACTTGGTGTCGCCGGCCCAGCCGTCCTTGGCGGTGTTGGGAGTGAACTCGAATTGCTGGTAGGTGCCGAACATCTGGTGGTAGTGCGCCAGGAAGCTCTCGGCCTGCCGGTCGGGGATGTTGGCGTAGGTGAGCTTCATGCGCATGCCAACTCGCCTGTTGCCGTAGAGGTAACGGGTCTCGCTGCCGTCCTGCGCCTGAAACGACTTCACGGGGAAGTTGCCAGGCGAGAAGCTGCGGCTGGTGGGGCTCAGCGCGGGGAAGCTCATTCGATCACCTCGAACTTGACGTAGCGGTTGGCGTGGAGGATGTCATCCACAATCTTGCTGCGCCCGTCTGCGAAGACCGGGAAGTGGCTGGCGGTGATGTCCACCAAGCCATCCTCGGTCAGATCCAGCTTGTCCACCATGTAGACGTTGGTGCGGCGGGTGATCGAGGGGATGTTCAGCAGGGCGTTGGCCAGCGTTGGGTCGCTCACCCGGTTGCCCTGGATCACGACCTGCTCGGTGGCGACGGCCTGGCTGCCTTCGCGGTAGATGTGCGCGGTGTAGGTGCCGTCCTTCACCTCCGATGGGGAGAGCAGGGTCAGGTCGCTGCGCACCACCGCGTTGCGAGCGCTCTCATAGGGCGAGCTGAGCGTGTCCACGCGGATGTAGTCGCCGGGGCCCAGGCTCAGGCCGTCCGCCAGGGTCTGGAACTTGACGATGTGATCGATGCGGCGGCGCACGCTCAGCAGGTAGCGGGCGGCGATGAAGGCGTGCCCGCGCCGCGTACAGAACGGCGACATGTCGATGTCCTCCTGCGGCGGTGGGGCGACGCCCTCTTCCTTCCACTTGACGACGATCGTCTGCTCCTGCACCAGCCCATTGACCGGGGTGTCGCGGTAGTGGGTGACGGCGCGGAAGTCCTGCCGGTCGCCCTGCTCCAGGTAGTTCAGCTCAAAGCTGCCGTCGATGATGTTCCCGTCCGTGAAGATCTGCTGGATCGCCACAGGCCCGTCGTCGATCTCGCCGTCACTGCGGGTGGGCACCGCCGGCACCAGGGCGAAGCGCCCGTTCTTGACCACAAAGTTGCACAAGAACAGCGGCGCCAGCTGAGTGATGTAGGTTCGCAGGTTGGTCTTGTCGGTGATGGCTCCGTCAAAGCGCAGCCGCGTTTGCCTAATAAAGCGTGCAGCAGAGACGAAGCTGTCCTTGTCGATCAGCTTGTTGCTCAGTTCACCGCCGATGGATGCACCCGCCTGAGTCAGCAGCCAGTAGACGACATCAGCGAAGTTGTTGGTGGGACCGTGCTGACCATCCTCAAGGCGGGTGACTCTGATGCCGTTTTTGAGGTAGATCTGCAGCTGCTCGAAGCTCTGCACCTGATTGAGGCTGCGGAGTTTGACTCCCACCATCGTCAGGTCGTAGTAATCCGCGACCGGATTGCAGTCCAGTGACTCGTTGATGTAAACGATTCTGTGCTCTGGCTTGTTATCACAGCTGCGGGATATTTCCGAGTAGACGCTGATCTCCTTGATCTGCGCGTAGGGCTCGAAGTTGCGGATGAAATCGAGCTTGATCTCACCCTTGGTGCAGGTCACGCCTGTGGCGCCATAGCGGAAGGTGACAGGACCAGAGCGGGTGTGCCAGTAGGCGTACCAGGACTTGCCGATCGTGCGGGTGTCGTCGTAATGGGCGCCTTCTGTCACCGCGCCCGCTGTTGAGACGACACGGACATGGATGCCGCCCCACGCCTTGGCGGTGCCGTGCAGTGCGACAAACGCTGCGTCGTAGCTGTAATTCAGCACCGTGCCGGTCATGGTGCAGTTGAATGTGACACGGCCACTGGTGAAGCTGAAGTTGCGGGTGCGGGTCTCCCCGAAGATGGCGCGGTCGCCGCCGCCGGGGTTGTTGGGATCCTTCAGCTGGCCGAGGATTGTTTCGTAGTACGCCTGCAGGTAACCGCCGCCACTGGTGCCAACAACGCCAATGGGACTGAAAGATGTGACCGTGCAAGTCACACTGGTGACGCGATCGGCGTCACCCGAGCGCAGCTCAGGCAACTCGAACAGCTCCTCGACGGGCATCACCAGCGCATTGAATTTCAGAAGCACACGGCCATAGACCGTGTTCTCAATGACGCTGCGAATCGGGCCGTTGGTGTTCAGCACATAAATGGATTGCCCGGTGTACGCCGCGTAGCGGTGGATGTTGCAGGCATCTTTTGGCACCAAGCGGAACTCGTACTCGGCCTTGTGCGGGTGATGGATGCGGATGTAGTTGAAGATGTCTACAGGACGATTGCCGCGAACGCAGAACAGCGTATCGTTCATCATGTCGAATCCATCAAACAGCCCGTCGTCGTCGTTGACATCTGACCCTGCGGAGTTGAGCCCCTGAGGGTTGCCGACTTCTTTGATGCCCAACACGAAGAACGAAGTGCGATTCATGTACTTGTCCATGGAACCGGACTGCAGCTGCACCTCGTCTCGGTCAAAGCGTTCCAGCTCGTTTGGAGTCGGAACCGAATTGAAGTTGCACAAGCCGTTTGCCTTAGACCAGACGTTGCTGCTGATGCCTAGTTCTGTGACCTCTACAGGGCGGGTGTTGGCGACCTGGCCGATGTCAACCTTGTGCAGTGGATACCAGGATGTGCTGCGGAAGTAATGCTCCGGGTCCGAGTCACCGCCTTCCGAAAGGATGTCGTCTTCCAGGGCTTTTGTTCCGGCCACGCCGATCTCGCGGTTGGCTCCGGTAAAGCCGATCACCTCCAGTTCGTATTCAAAATCTTTCTTGCGGGTCCAGGCAGCTGTGGGGCGTTCCACCACGCGGAGCATGGTGCGGTTGCACAAGAAGATCTCGCCCATGCGGAGCAGGTCGTCGGCCTCCTCGCACATCGAAACGATAGTGTTGTTGATGTCGTCGCAGTTAACACCGCTCTTTATTGTGTCGAAGCCGCAGCTGTCGTTAGTAAATAGCTTGCCATTGATTGAGAATGTAATCTTATCTTTACGCTTAACGGTGACAACCTTGGGCTCGCTGTAGTGCGTGCCATTGATGCGAGTGATGCCCATGCGGGTGGAGTAGGCCCGACCGAGGCCGTGCATACCTGTACCGATCCAGCGGCCATCTTTGCCGGCGATCTTCATGCGCTCGTCGTACAGGACGTCTCGTCCTTCCTTTGTGGCAACACTGATGACCCGCCAGTTGACGCGGTAGTGGCCGCCGTTGCGGATGCTGTTGTAGACCCCGAAGCTGGCGGTGTTGGTGGGGCTGTAAGCGCAGCTGAACGCAGGGCCGTTGTCGGAGCTGGCGGAGGGGGCCAGGAAGTGGCCATCAGGGGAGGCGTCACCGGCGACGAGGTTGGAGAGGTCGAGGCGGTTGCTGCCGGGCTTGCTGCTCCAGAAAAAGGCGTAGTTGCTCTTGTAGATGTTGGCGATCGGTTGGCCACCGATCATCACGGCCTCGATCGGTGGCACGCCTTCGATGCCGGTCTGGCCGATCATCGCCATCACCTTCAGGCTCTGGAAAGAGCCGTTGCTCAACATCCGGCTCCAGACCAGCAGCGGCTCAACGACCATGCCGCCGCTGGGGATGCCGGTTTCGCCCACCTCCTCGTCATCAGCCGGGGGCAACTCGCCGCCGTACTGCTCGTAACGACCAAAGGGGATCGGTACCCGCGAGCCCAGTTGCGCCAGCTGCGGGGCGGAGTCGAAGGCGACGTTGTTGTTGAAGCGGGTTCGACCTTGCTGGCTGGCTAGTTTCTTGCCTTTCTGCTCGTCAGGCTCCGGCGGCTTGGGCGCCAGCAGCATTGAAATCGCCGTTAGTGCGGCGCCGACGACAAGGTTGACGACGATGGCGACGACGACCGGAGCACACCGGATGTCCGGGATGTGCTCGTAGCCCGCAGGGCGTTCGCGGCTCTTGCGGGCTACCTCAGCGACAAACTCTCGATACTCCTGCTCCGATAGGCCCAGAACTTCGATGAGCTGCCGCTCATAGGGCAGCAGAGGCTGGCGATGCTGCTCAACGGGGACCAATGCACTGCCTGCCTCGCGTGGCAAATGTGAAGGATTCCGTTGCTCCATACCACTGCAAATCCGACTGGGTTGGGCACTACCACCACATCGCCATCGTAGGCGGGCTCTGCGATGCGCCTGCCCCAGCGCACCAGATCACGACCCCACTGGCGCGGCGCCATGTCGTACCACTCGCGCCGTAGCGGAGGGGCTTCGATTCCCAGGCGCTCCAGCACCGTCAGCGTCAGAAAGATGCAATCCGTCTCCCCGTAGATGTAGGGGGTGCCGATCAGATCAACGCAGTCGGACATTGGCGGTGAGCGGTAGGGCGCCGACCAGCCGGCGGTGCAGTGTGCGGGTGGGGATGTCGGAGGTGGCGGCATCGAGCACGCTGCCCAGCTGCATCTCGCCTTGCGTGTCGCTCCAGCCGCCGGCGGTGCACTGCCCCACGTAGGTGAACAGCGTGCCCAGCACAGCGTTAGTGGCCACATCGAGGCGGTTGACATCGACCTCGGCGACATAGGCCAGGCGGCTGCCGGTGTCGGCGCCCAACTGCCCGCCGCGCAACGCCTCGGTGATGTAGCCCCGCGTCAGCTCGGTGTTGGGGAAGATCAGGCTGGTGGTGCCCAGCTCGCCATCCCGCGAGGTCGCCATGCCTGAGAAGTTGAACGGCACGAAGTTGTAGGTCACACCGCCGTGACTGACGGTGGTGCCGATGAAGAAGTTCTGGAAGGCGTAGACCAGGGCGCCGGTGTGGTCGAACAGCCGCAAGTAGTGCCCGAGCGCGAGGGTGGTCATAGGCCGATCTTGCGACGGGAGGAGGGCGAGTTCTTCAGGCGGGTCATGGCGCGCTGCTCGCCAGCCTTGCTGGCCTGGTTGATGATCGATGGCACCTGATCAGCGCGGATGTAGTGGCTGTCGTTGAAGTTCAGGATGCCGCCGGTGATGTTGACCTGGGGTGGTGCGGTAGCGACGGTCGTGCCACCGCCGCCGGTGGGATCAGCGCCGTTGATGACGGAATCGCCTCGGGCGCCGGCGCTCCAGCGGGCCATCGCCGAGCCCATCTTGTTCTCGGGGATGACGTACTCGTTGGCACCGCCTTCGCCGATGATCGCGGGTGTCGGGCCGGTAGCAAAGCCGCCGTCCGCCAAGAGCAGCGGCATTGACAGGGCGCCAGCAAACCCGCCCCAGCTGCTGCCGAATCCGCTGGAGAACGCCCCGGCGAATCCACCACCGCCGCC